GTCACTGGATGGGGAGATGCAGGCGTGCTTACTACGCAGGCAAATATTTCAGGGGGGCTTATTCTCAATGCCAATGCTGGCGGAATTAAGTTTGAAACTGGTGCTAATGGTTCGGCCAATCAGAGAATGGTGATTACTAATAGCGGCAACGTTGGCATTGGGACGACAACACCATCGTATGCTTTACAGGTTGTGGGGCAAATAAATATTCCCGACACTAACTCTTACATTTGGGGAGCTGGGACAAGTTGGATTTCCGGGTCATCTGCAAGTAACTTCATTACTTTTTACACAGCACTTACAGAAAGGATGAGAATTACATCTACTGGTAACGTGGGCATCGGGCAGACAGCACCAGTTGCCGCATTGCACGTTAAGGGTGGTCAAGGTGTGCCCTCTCTGTCTGCTGACACAAATAACATCAATGTTGTTCACTCATCGACAAACGCTCAACTGGTGACGGGCGCTTACGCCACATCCCCATATGCTATATGGTTGCAAGTCAAGGATAGTACTAACTCTGGGGCATCTTATCCTTTGACTCTTAATCCGCTCGGCGGCAACGTCGGCATCGGGACGACGGGACCGGGTTACAAATTGGAAGTTGTAGGTTCTTCAAACACGGAAATAGCAAGGGTTGGCGACGGAACAAGAAGTTTTGGAATAAGCACTTACACGCCGAATAGTGGGGGCGTAACTTTCAAAAATGCTGGAACAGGGTTAATCTCACTAACAACTGCACATGCAGTATTAATTGGAACAAGTTACGCTGGGCTTGGGTCTGGTGTACCTGCTAATACTGTAGCAATAGAAGGCAACGTTGGCATCGGGACGATAACACCAGGGTCAATACTTGCGTTAGGCGGAACCGCAGCAAGAATATTTGGTATGGACAGGAACACCACTGCGGCCACAGCGGGACAAGGCTTTACCATTTCATCTGGTGGAGCCATTGCTGGAACTGCTAATTTAGCAGGTGGAGATTTAACATTGAAATCTGGAATTTCCACAGGAACTGGAAGCTCCGCCATTCGTTTCTTCACCGCAACAGCAGCAGGAACTGGAACTGCCGACAATGCTCCAACAGAAAAGGTCACAATATTAAATAGCGGCAACGTTGGCATTGGGACGACATCGCCCAGCAAATTACTCCATGTGGCTGGGGATGCGCTGATTAACGGTATTACAGTTGGATTAGGCACTTCAAGCATTGCTGGTAATACTGCCGTTGGACAACAGACACTACTCACCATTACAAGTGGTTATGGTAATACTGCTATAGGATATGTGTCCGGGTCTGCAATTACTACTGGTGCCAATAACACAACCTTAGGCTACAATAGTGGTGCTTCAATCTCAACTGGTGGCAATAATATTGCTATAGGACAAAATGCTGGAACAAATCAGGCTACAGGAACTTATAATGTTTACATAGGTGCTGGTAGTTATGCTTCGGCAGCAGGTGTAAGTAACGAAATAGTAATAGGAGCGGTTGGGGGAAAAGGTGCTAATACCGCATACATCGCAGGATCTACTGTTTATCATGAAGGAAGCATTGCACTTAAATCCCCAACTACAGTCAACGCTGCTACTTATACTATGGCGAGTACTGATTCTTCGTTAATCATTACCACTACCAATTGTACAATAACTCTTTTGTCGGCTGCAACATATACCGGGAGAATACTGTATATAAAAAATATAACTGCACATTCACTCACAAGCAATGCAAGTAATGTGGTACCTTTGGGGTCAGCAACAGCAGGAACAGCAATACTCGCTGCCACCGCAGGGAAGTTTGCGATGTTACAAAGTGATGGAACTAATTGGATTACGATGATGTCTAACTAATAGAGGAAAACTAAAATGATCGAATATACATGGCAATGCAACGACATGAAGGTAATACCCACACAGGGCGACTTAACAGAAGTTGTTGCTGTGGTTAGCTGGCATCTTAATGGTACTGATGGAACCTATCAGGAAAACCAGTATGGACAGGTAACAGTTGCTCCTCCTAACCCTGATAATTTCTCTGCCTTTTCGGATCTTACTCTGGACACAGTAATTCAATGGGTACAAACCGAACTTGGCGAAGATACAGTTAAGTCATTGCAGGACAGGATTGCTGCAAGTATCGACAACAGAGCTAATCCTCCGTATGTGGTGAGGACCTCTCCGTGGTACGTCGCACTCCATCCTGCGGAGCCTATCATTCCTATCATCCAGGATGAGACACCAACACCATAAATATGAAACCCGACAGTATTAGCGAGTTCTTTGATCTTGAACCTATGCCCAAGGCAGAAGTATTTCCTGTGGCAGTGCCTTCCAGTGATGAGCAGGATCATGACAATGTGAGAAAGATCTACTATGAACTCATCGCCCAATCCAAGGATGCCCTAGACAATCTGATTGCATTTGCAAAGAGTGCAGAATCTCCCCGAGCCTTTGAGGTAGTGTCTGGTCTTATCAAGACCACGGCTGATGTTGCCAAGAATCTATCGGATCTTACTGCTGGCAATAAGAAACCAGATACCCAGAACAATACTCAGAATAATATTTTCGTAGGAAGTACGGCAGAATTGCAGAAGCTACTGAAAGATACTAATAAAAATCATGGTAACGACTCACAAGAATAAAGAATATTATTTGAATCCGTTGATTAAACGGATCAATCTCTCAGAGGATTATACCGAAGATCAAGTAAAGGAATATGTTCGTTGTGCCCAGGATCCCGAATACTTTATCGAGAAGTATGTCAAGATTAATTCATTGGATCATGGATTTATTCCATTCAAACTTCGAGGATATCAAAAGGGGTTGATTAAAAGTTTCCACGAGAACAGACGAGTTGTGCTGCTTTCTCCCAGACAAAGTGGAAAGACCATCACTACTGCTGCATTCATTCTGTGGTATGCCTTCTTTAATCCTGACAAGACTGTGGCGATCCTTGCAAATAAGGCCGCAATCGCAAGAGAAATTCTTAATAGAATTGTGGCTGCATATGAAACCATTCCATTCTTTCTACAGCCGGGAGCCAAGGTCCTCAATAAGGGTTCACTGGAACTAGGTAATAACTCACGTATTATTGCGTCATCTACTTCGGCTGATTCGATTCGTGGGTATTCAGTCAATCTACTATTTCTTGATGAGTTCGCATTCGTAGATAATTCTGTAGAATTCTTCAAATCGACCTTTCCCACAATCTCCTCGGGTGAGGAAACTAAAATCATTATTGCATCCACTCCCAATGGATTGAATCTATTCTATCGATTATTTTCTGAAGCCAAAGCCAAACAGAACGACTTCTTTCCCTTTGAAATTTCATGGAATCAGGTTCCTGGAAGAGACGCTGCTTGGGCCAAGGCTCAGACAGAAATTCTTGGAGATCTCGGATTCAGACAGGAATATGGAAACGAGTTTCTGGGATCGGCCAACACTCTTATTATGGGAAGTAAGTTGAGAGAATTATATGCTACAGTTCCGATATCAAGCGATTTCAATACAGTTATCAATCATAAGCCCCAAGAGGGTCACTCCTATGCCTGTATGGTAGATGTGGCTGGGGGTAATTTGGGAGATTATTCTACTATTACTATTATTGATACGACCGAAATACCCTATAGGGTCGCCTATACATGGAAGTGTAATAAGACTCGACCCTACTTTTTGGCTCAGACGGTCATGCCTGTGTGTGAAAAATATAACAATGCATTTCTTGTAATCGAAAGAAATTCTATCGGACGAGCAGTAGCCGAAGAATGTCATTTTGAATATGGTTATGAGTATTTGGCAAAAACATTTCTGCTAAATAAAAGGCAGGTACTAAGTTCAGGGTTCGTTAAGAATTCCGATTCTGGTGTAGAGATGACCAAATCTGTAAAACGACTTGGTTGTGCTGTACTAAAAGATCTAATAGAAGAAGATAAGTTAATCGATTTAACTCATGATCAGATTCATGAATTGTCAAATTTTATTTCCAAGGCCGATTCATACTCGGCAGATACTGGAATCCATGATGATCTGGTTATGAATCTTGTTATGTTTGCTTGGATGTCCACTCAATCATATTTCAAGGAAATGAAAAATGCTAATTCGGGTATGATTAATGTGGATGATGGAGATACCCAAACAGAGTATGGTCAAATTTTTAGGGATGAGAGTCCCATGACTCAGGAACAAGTTGAAGACATGAGATGGCTGCTGGGTTAGAAGATTCGATTTTTATAAATACTTAAAGTAAACAAGGTACATACCACAGTATATCAAGGAGAAACAATATGGCAATTCTAACAAGCCCAGGCGTAAATGTGAGTGAGTTCAATCTCACCACAGCCGTCCCTGGAGTATCGACATCAGTAGGTGGGTTTGCTGGTCACTTCGCATGGGGTCCGGCTGGTGAAATCACTCAAGTAACTTCAGAAGTAGATCTAGTTAATCGGTTCGGCAAACCGAATGTAGACAATTACGAAGACTTCTTCACTGCGGCAAACTTCCTTGCCTATGGCAATAATCTATTAGTGGTTCGTGGGGCGACAGGTGCTAAGAACGCAACTGGCGGTTTCGGTGGTGCAACTTCTGCGCTTGTAGCGAATTCTACTGTTTATTATGGATCAACCGGACCCATTCTGAATGCTGCTTGGATTGCTAAGTATCCTGGTAAAATGGGCAATGCTCTTTCTGTGTACACATTAGATAGTGGAAACATCGGTGGTGCGACAGGACCGATTGCTGGTGCTACAGGCGTCACTATCAAATCTGTATTCGCAGGAGCCACTGGTCTGGCCACATCTGCGTTCGCCACAAGCAAAGGTGCCACAGGAGCCAAAGATGAAATGCATGTCTTGGTTGTTGATGGGACTGGTGCAATTAGTGGAAACGCTGGCACAGTACTAGAAAGGTATCAATATCTTTCTAAATTCTCGGATGCTCTAAGTGACGCTGGTGACACTAACTATTATGCGAATGTCATCAACCAAAAGTCTCCTTATATCTGGTTCAACAATGCTCCGGGTGCTACAGGTTCAACTGGCGTTGCTTGGGGAACTGCCACAAGTGCATTTACAAATACTGCCACATTTAAGCAGATGGCTGCGAATGAAGGTAACGACACTCTTAAAGGTGGTCTTGATGATTATATTTCACCAGTTTTAGTTGAGTATGGCCTGTTTACAGATACTGTAAATGTTGATCTTCTGATGGCTGGTAATGGTGGTCAACCAGTAGTCACTAGTCTGGTGAGTCTCGCCAATAGCAGAAAAGATTGTGTGGTATTCTTCTCACCATCAAAGGCTAGTGTTGTGAACAATAGTGGTAGTGAAACTTCTGATCTTGTCACCTATATGACCACCACAGTTAATCCGAATTCATCCTATGCCTTTATGGATTCTGGTTGGAAGTATCAATACGACAAGTACAACAATCTCTTCCGTTGGGTTCCTCTTAATGGCGACATTGCTGGTCTTTGTGCTCGTACCGACCAAACCAATGATCCTTGGTATTCTCCTGCTGGTTACAATCGTGGTGTTATCAAGAACGTAATTAAGCTGGCCTGGAATCCGACTCAGGCAAATCGGGATAGTCTCTATTCTGTGGGTATCAATCCGGTTATTTCTCAGCCTGGTCTGGGTACTGTTCTATTCGGTGACAAGACTGCTCTGGCTCGTCCCTCTGCCTTTGATAGAATCAATGTTCGTCGGTTGTTCATTACTCTGGAAAAGTCTATCTCGGCTGCTGCCAAGTTCTCCCTCTTCGAACTCAATAATGTTTCTACTCGTGCTCAGTTTGTTAATCTTGTAGAACCATTCCTGAGAACAGTCCAGGGTCGGAATGGCATCACAGACTTCAAGGTTGTTTGTGACACCACAAATAACACTCCTCAAGTAATTGATGCGAATCAGTTCGTTGGCGATATCTACATCAAGCCAGCACGTTCAATCAATTACATTCAGTTGAACTTCGTCGCCGTTGCTACTGGCGTTGACTTCAATACAGTAGTCGGTCAATTCTAATACGAGGGGAGATTAATTTCTCCCCTTTCAAAATCTTAGAATAAATAAAAGAGGATAAAGAATATGTCATTTAATGTAAACAGTTTTAAGGATGCTCTAAGGCGTGAAGGAGCAAGACCTACATTATTCCAAGCGGAAGTCACATTTCCTCCCGGATTGCTTGGAGACCCCTTTGGATTCCAATTTATGTGTAAGGCTGCTCAGTTACCTGCATCAACTGTAGGTACTATTGAAGTTCCCTACTTCGGTAGAAAGATCAAGGTTGCTGGCGATAGAACATTTGCTGAGTGGACAGTAACAGTAATCAACGACGAAAGCTTTTCAGTAAGGAATGCATTCGAACGTTGGCAGAATGCCATTAATAACTATCAGGATAATACACGAGGAGGTATTACTAATAATAGTTATCATACCCAATGTACCGTCAGACAGTTTGATAAGACTGGGGCGACTCCCGAAGGAATTAAGGTCTACACTTTCAACGATATGTATCCTTCTGAAATTGGAGCAATCGATCTTAGCTGGGAAACCACAGATACCATCGAAGAGTTCACAGTAACACTACAGTACAACTACTTCACAACAAGCTTCGATTCAAAGGTATAGTAACAAACAAAAAGGATAATACCATATAATGGCACTAGATTTTTTTGGATTCAAGATTGTTCGTACTGAAAAGGAAATCAAGGCAGAGGAGCGAAAGAGTATTAACTCAATCGTTCCTCCGCTCGACACCGAAGGCTCCGTAGTATCTTCTGGTGGTTATTTTGGCACTTCTTACTCTTTGGAATTCTCTACAACAAACGAGAATCTATTGATTAACAAGTATCGAGAAATCGGACTTCAGGCCGAAGTTGAATCTGCTATAGACGAAATCGTAAACGAAGCTATCTCTACTGATGGCCAGGAATCTCCTGTCTCACTTGATCTTCAGAAGGTAAAGTATTCGGACGATATCAAAGATTCTATCAGAGAGGAATTTACCACCATCCTGTCTCTGCTAAATTTCGATAAGAACTCATACGAAATTTTCAGGAGATGGTATGTCGATGGTAGAATCTATTACTATATTGCCATTGATACCAATAGTCCCAAAGATGGTATTCAACAGTTATCCTATATGGATCCTCGTAGGGTCAAAAGGATCAAGGAAGTAAACAGAGAAAAGAATCCTCGTGGTGTGGAAGTCATCTCTGATATCACCGAGTTCTATGTATACAATGAGCACCAGAATCTAAAACTCCCGGTGGATTCGGTGGCTTCGGTAACATCAGGTCTTGTGGATGATAAGAATAATATT